CACCAGTGGTGTTTGGGTCGGCTGCGTCGGTGGGTCATGGTGTGTTGAGTTTGAGGAGTTGTTGGGCGATCCATTGGGCGACGGGTGAGGCTACGCCGTTGCCGCATTGTTTGTAGCGGTGGGTGTCGGATTGTCCTGCTGTCCAGTCATCGGGCCAGCCCATGAGTCGTTCGCATTCGAGTGGGGTGAGGCGTCGGACTGCCATGGTGGCTTGGTGGATGGCGGTGACTTGTTGGGTGATTTCGGCTGATTGTGGTGATCTTGATGGGTCGTTGCTGGCGGTAAGGCTTGGTGCGACGACGCTTACGTCAATGGGTTGGGCGATGAAGTCTGATGAGTCTCGTCCGATTCTGATGGTTACTGATACATCGTCTTCGTAGAGTCGCTGGTTGTATCCGTCGTATTGGACAACTCCGTGGCGGTCGGATGGTGTGAATAGGAGTTGTTCGTTGCTGGTGGAGAGGCTCAACGATTTGTCGGTGGAGAGGAGTGGGCCTTTGCCTCCGCCTGGTTTCCCTTCTCGCATCGTCAACAACACGGGGTCGCTAGTGGCGACGGCGTGTGGGCCTCGTGCGACAAGTGATGGTGATACCGGGTCGTCGGAGATGTGGGTGTCGTATTGGGCGTTGATGCCTTGGTTGAATGCTGCCCGATCTATCAGGATTGGCGGTTCAACGACCAGGTCTGTGGCGTCTTTGTGGTCTCGTGCTTTTATTGCTGAGGCGGTGTTGTCTGAGTCGTAGTCGCCGAATGCTCGCATCCTGAAACTACTGCTTCCAGAGCTTGCTGGAGTCTCGCCGGCAACTGTTTGCCTCGTCGTGTGGCTCGTCGCAGGATGCCACTGCACGCCTTCGCTGACAGGTAGTAGCGGGTCGGGACATCGTGTTGCGGTTGCAGTATCAAAGATAGAGATGAGGAACACTCTTCGACGCCGTTGTGGGACTCCGAAGTATTGTGCATCCAGGACTCGCCATTCTTGGACCAGCGCCCCTGCTTCAGCCATTTCGTTGAGGATGACCCCGAAATCAGCGCCTCGGTTGGAGTTGAGTGCTCCGTAGACGTTTTCCCAAATAGAGATTCTTGGGTATTCATTGTTGGTTTCCTTTCGTAGTTCTTTGATGATTCGTACACCTTCATGGAATAGTCCTGAGCGTGACCCTTCTAGGCCTGCTCGTTTGCCTGCGACGGAGAGGTCTTGGCATGGTGATCCCCACGCAACGACATCTATGACGGGTGCGTGGTTGAGGATGTGTTTGCCGGTGAGGGTAGAGATGTCTCCCCATCGTGGAACGTGAGGCCAATGTTTTTCGAGGATGTTGGTGGCGTGTTTGTCCCATTCGCATTGGAACACGGTTTCCATACCAGCGGCCTCTAAGCCGAGGTCGAATCCGCCGACTCCTGAGAAGAGTGAGAGGACTTTCATCGTGTCTCTTTCAAGTTTTCTAGGTGGAAGGTGACGGCTTCTTTGATGAGTTCACTCACACTCATGTCTCGTCGTTTGGCTTCTCGTTCTAGGGCTCGCCGGAATTGGTTGTCGCATCGGAACGACACCATTGGATAGGTCTTCATTCTGATGCCAAGTCCTTTGCCTTTTCGATGAACTGCTGCCACATCATTGCGCTGAAGTTCTTTTCTGATTCTGTGGGGAACTCGAATACCAGGATGTCGTTGTAGGTTCCGCAATCAAATGTGATTTGGAATCGGTAGGTGTTGGTTTCGTGTTTGGTTTTGGTTGGTAGGTGGTCAATGGCGATTGGTGCGCCGACCAGTTTGGTTGTGGTTGTCATTAGTTGTCTCCTTGGTTGTGGTTATTGAATGACGATTTTGTTTTTGATTGCTAGTTCAACTGGGAATGCGAAGCAGGTCTGTTGAATGCCGTTGATGTGTCCATCCTTGAAGAAGTGGACTGCTTCGCCATCATGTTCTGATGTCTTGATTCCCATGTAGATGCCTGCTGAGGTGCTGCTGAAGCGAATGTCTTTGATTGTGATGTATTGACCGATGTGGTTGTTGTTGAGTTTCATTGGTTGTCTCCTTGGTTGTGGTTATTTGGTGAAGTTGAAGTTGAATGACTTGAGGGTGGTGACTACGCCACCGAGGTTCTTGGCGAGGTAGACATCAAAGTTGTTGCCACGGTGGCTGTTCGGATTGAACAGGGCAGGTTCGCCTGCGCTGAGTACGACTTTGCCTCTGTGGATGATGTCTTTCTTTGCGAAGCAAATGCCCCATGTGGAGCGGTCTGCTTTGTGATTGGTGGTGTTGTCTGCTTCGGTGAGAAGGTTTTGTTTGATGGTGTCGGTGTCCATTGGTTGTCTCCTTGGTTGTGGTTGTTGATTAGAGTCCGTTGATGACCATGTTGAAGTGGTTGCGAAGTTCCTTGTCGCTGGCTTCTGACCAGTCTGGGTAGTCGCCAGTTGCGTCCATCAGGTTGATGAGATTGGTGGTTTCTTCGGCGTTGAATCCCATGACTTGCTGGATTTTGTTGATTTGGTACTTGCTCATTGGTTTCTCCTTTGTTGTCTGGGGCTGATTCCCCATGTATGACAAGTTAGTGCCTATGTCAGACAATTGCAAGTCTTTTGGCAAGATTTTTTAGAAATCTGCAAAATGGCGTGGTTATTGGGTTTTGCCGGGGTTCATGGGGTGGGGTGGGTTGTGGCGGGTGCAGGTGGGGGGTGTGGTGGGGGTGATGTGGAGGGTGATGTGGTTGGGGCATCGGGGGCAACGCCAGATCACTCTTCTTCGGCTTCTCTGTCCATCCATGCTTTTGCAATCTTGGCTTTCTGTATGTGCGAGACAGCTTCGCAGAGGCCGATGGTTTCGGCTGCTGTCTGGTTTTCTAAGCATTGTATGTAGAACGATTGGTCGGAGTCTTCGTCTTCAACGACGGCGATGAGAACGTATTTGATGCACCAACCTGCCCCGGTGCTGTTCAAGTAGTGCTCGATGGGGTCAGTCTTCTTCGTCATCGCCATCTTCGCATTGTGGGTGTGTGGGAAGTGGGGGGCATCCGCAGGGTCGGATTGGGTCAAGTGAGTTCATTTGCGTTCCAAGGTTATTGGTGGCGACCATGTGGTTTGCCAGTGTCGCCCTGGCTTGAATGCGACGGTGACGTCACCTTCAGGGTTGAGCGTGACGAGCAGGTGGATGCCTCCGGTGCGGTAGGCGTTCATGATGTCGGTGGCGTCAATGTGTCCTATCCAGCGTGAGTGGCCGTCTTGGTCAGCGAGCACGGTGGCGAATTTGGGGTCGGCGATGTTCACAAGTTCTCCTTGAATCTGGTGACGGCATCTTCACGTTTCTGTTGGATGTGTTCGTGGACCATGCTCAGGCAGCCGAGGTATCCGGCGGCGTCGACGACGGAGTCTCGGTGCCAGCGTCCGTGTTGGTCGTTGGTGGCGATGCGTGCGAGTTTGACGCAGATCATGAAGGTGATGGCTTGTTTGATGGAGAGTTGGATGCCGGTCATGTTGTGGAACAGTTGGGTGACTTTCCAATAGTCGTCGAATGGGTGTGAGTAGGCCTGTTGGCGTGGTCCGGTGATGAGGTTGTGGGCTTCGGTGAGGATGTCGGCACCGTTGCTGTCGGGTTGGGTGTAGTCGTGGTTCACAGTTCAACTCCTTGTTGGATGTGGAGGCGTAGCCGTTCGATGGTGGCGGTCAGCGATGCGATTTGTTGCTTGTAGGCGTCAACTTCTCGTATCGCTGCGGTCAACGAGTCTTCAAGGTTGTCTCGTTGTTCGGTGACGGTGGCGAGGGCGGTGGAGAGTTCGCTGATGCGTATCTGTGCCTCCTCGTTCATTTGTCGTAGGGCGTCCAGGTCGTAGCTCATTTTTTGTTTCTCCTTGCGAGTTCGGTTTCTAGGGCTTTGATGACTGCTTCGAGGCGGTCAACGTCTCCTTGGCCGACGAACACTCGTCGCAGGAAGTTGATGGCGTCTCGTATCTCTTGTTTTGTCATGGCAACTTTCTAGTGGGGTGTGACCGGGACAGGAAAAGGGGAAGGGAAAAACCTGCCCCGGTCACGAGAATTACTGATTGTGGTGGTCGTTCTCTGACCTACGCAGGGCAAGCCAGAGAACGACCAGCATCAACGCCCCAGCAGAGAGTGGGGCGAGGAGGCTCACCACATTTCCGCCGAGGCGTCGTTCTTTGCTGGTTCGACTTTGGCGGCGTAGAGCTTGGGTGCGTTGAATGCAGCCGATTTCTTTTCGCCGTCGCCTGTGTAGCGGACGCTGAGGGTGGAACCGACGAGCGTTTTGACGGATGCTTTTTCGGCTGCTTCTCGGATGGCTTTGACCATCTGGCCTCGTACCCACAGGTTTGATGCACCGGTTGGGGTGTCGAGGGTGAAGACGAACACCCAGCGTGGATCACCGTTGTCATATGTTTTGACGTTGCCTGCCGGGTCTTTGTCTTGCAGTTTGGTCACCTCTGTGACGACCCCTGTGTGGGTGTCGCCGACTTTGGCGAATTTGAGTGCAGGCAGTTTGGGGCCGCCTGATGTTGATTCCATGAACTCATCCATGAGTTTTCTCCTTGATGATGTAGTGGTTGCTTATTGGGATGTATTCGAGTTGCACCCGATTCGCATAGATGTCTTGGAATGACGACCAAACTCGTTCGGCGTCAACCCATGACAGGTCTGCCAGGGCTTCTCCTGCGGTGTTGTATTTCTTACCTGTGCGCAGTTCGCAGATGCTACGCACAAGATCCTTATCTATCACGTCATCCTGCTCAGCGATTTCAAGCAGGATTCGGGCGATGCCGATTCGTCGTTCGGTTGGGGGGTTCATGCTGATGGAGCCGTGGGCTTCCTCAGCGATGTCAAGGATGATGCGTCGATGCTTGTCGGAGAGCTTCTTGAATCGGCCTTGCAAGATGATGACGGTTTCCTCGGGGACGAGTTTGCCTTCGGAGGCGCTCATTTCTTGACCGGCTTTCGGGCTGGGGTCTTCTTCTTGGTGGTGGTTGTGGCGATGGGTTGGAGTTCTGGTTCGTTGTTCGGGAGGAACGGGGCTGAGAACTCTGTCTCCAACTGGTCAAGGCGCACCATCAGGATGTCCAACTGTGCTTCGTCAAGGTCAGGAAGTTTCACGCCTGGGGCGGGCCAATGTTTCTTCAACAACTCTTGTGCCGGGGCTGGGAGGTTCTTAATTCGGGTGAGGGTGTCGGTGCGATTCAGATCGCTGGATGCGACGACCTCTGCGGTGGGTGGTGTGTCGGCGTGGACTTTGATGTGGAGGTCTTTGCGTTTGCGCCACGCTCGAACTTCCATCGCCAACTGTGCTGCTTCCCATCCGGCTATGAGGTCTACTTCGTAGAGGGCGAGGGTGCCTTGGCCTGCTGGGAGGTGGAGGATGACGCCACGAGTTTTGTCAATGTCTGGCATCGGGATGTGTTCTTGGGTGCGCCAGTCGTAGATGTAATCAGCGTTGGCGTACATCGCCATTTGGACTGCGATGGCGTTCATGGCGTAGTCAATGGAACCTGTTTTCAGGTCCATGATTTGTTTCTTTTTGCGGTTGTTGAATCGGGCGATGCGATCCGCCGTCCCGGCATACTCAAACTTTTCGTTCACCAACAACACTTCAACGAAGCGTGGGTCGATGATGATGCCGTGTTGGGTGATGCCTGTGGTGTAGGCGTTGACGTCGGTTTGGAGTCCTGGGAGGATTGCTGGTTGTTGGCCGAGGTCGAGTGCTTGGGTGAGTGAGTGGAGTGCGGTGCCGATGTTGGCTTTGCTGGATGCTCCTGCTGCTTCGATGGCTTGTTGGACGATGCGGTCTAGTGCGCTTCGGTCTTCTAGGGCTGCTGATGCTGCGACGAGGAGGTCGTTGCGTTGAACGAGTCCTGTGGCGGTCATCCTTCCTTTCCATGCGGTGAGCGCACCTTCGTCGTCCAAGCTCTTGGCGATGGTGGTGACTCGTGGGAAGGATGTTTCTTTTCCGCTTCGGGTTTTGATGAGGTATCGACCCCATCGGTCTTTGGGTGCTTCACCTGTGGTGAAGTTGTCGCTGGCGGGCATTCGTTTTCTCCTTAGTGTTGTGGGCTTATTGGGATTAGGGGGTGAACCTTAGCGTGGGGGTGTTGGTTGGTCAAGCATGGCGAGCAGCTCGGCCCAAAGTTTGGCGGGGAGGACAGCGTACCAGTCGTCTACGTCTTCTGATCCTCGCCGTTTGACGATGACTGCACCAGTCCATGCTCGTGCGTTTGACATTTCACGCTCAAGTTCTTTCAGGTAGCCGGGTAGGTCAATCTTCTTTTCGGCTTTGATTTCAATGCAGACACCTGGGATGCCGTCGATGTCGCCTCGGTCATCAGTCCAACCGGCACGACTCCGTTCAGCGTTCACCCATCCGTACTTTCGTAGCCATTTGGCTACTAGAAGCTCTGCTCGGTTGCCTTTGCGTTTATTGGGATGCGCCACGAATCCTCATCCTACGACGCACCTCACGCCTACGCTCAGTTGTTGTCATCCCACCCCACACACCAACCTCTTCATTGGCGATGGCGTGTTCCAAACAGTTGATGCGAACTGGGCATTTGACGCAATACGACTTGGCTTCGATGACGAGTCGGCGTACACCTTCCTCAAAGAACAGGTCACCTGATTTGCCGTAGCACGCTGCGTGACGGTACCACGAGGGGTGTCTGCCGATGAAGACGTTGTCTTCGTTTGTCCAGTTAGCGATTGGTTCGTCGGTCACGGCGCTCCAAAATTTCTTTGAGACGGTCAGCGTGACGTTGTTGAATTAGTTGTGTCCATGAACGGACAGCCAACACGAATCCTGCGACGAGCACGACAGCGAAGATAGCAAGTTGCCATCCTGTGTACGGGGTGTCAGGGTTTTCTGGTCCGATCAACCAGAGGCCTATCCATGCGAACATGAACATGCCGTTGAGTAGCAGTTTTTCTGATGGTTTCATGAGCCCTCCTTGTGGGTCAGATTCGACGCTAGGGGATTACGGTTGCAAGGTGGTGGATGCAAGTTTGTGGGTTGTCCACTGCTTCCAGCCACCCACCCGCCAAATCTCCAACGCCGCCCTCGCAGACACCTCGGGCGTCATCAGGTCTTTGCAGGTGGTCACTATTTGCATGGCTTGCAAATAACCATCTGGCCAATACCGGTTGGGGCGACACCACGATTTCGTATGGATCTGCCACGCCGTCCACGAGATGCCGTTGTCTCCCCGTACCGAGTTGAGGCATCGGGATTCAAAGTAGGTGACGGCTCCAACCATCGGGAGCTCTTCTTCAGGCCACCCGGCATCCTTGGCAACGTCCATCCAACCTGGGCATGATTGCCCTTCAGCGACCTCCAGAGGCCTCCTGGTGGGGGGTGGGGTGGTTGTGGTGGGGGTGAGGGTGGTGACGCTTCTGGGGGGCTGTGGAGGCGTTTGGGGGGCTTCTGCGGCCATCGCTGGGACGAGTCCGAGGATGGCGGTGCAGGCGAGTATCACGCTGATGGTGAGGGCTTTCATGGGGTAGTCCCTTTCTGTAAATAACCGCACAGCCAAGGAGGAAACTGTGCGGGGTCGTCGACTCCTGACGCCCGCCGAGGCAGAGGACTGACCGTCCTTCAGCATAGTGGACACCTCCTTGTGATGTCTAAGTTGACCCTAGTGGAGGTCGCTGCGATTCACAATGCTGACTTTCACAACCATTCCAAGGGGGATGGAAAGGACGCTGTCGACTGCGTCGTCGCAGGCAATGCTTTGGATGAGCACGACGTGGTTGTCTTTGGCGTCGGGGAGAAGCCATCCGGCGGATCGGACAACGTAGGGGTCTTGGTCGATGTCGCTGACGTCCATCCAGTCGGGTTCTGAGTGGGTGTCGTGCCAGGTGACGACAGCGAAGAGGGCTTCGTTTAGGTCAGCCATACGACGTACTCTGCTGTGACGCTGCCTCGTTCCGGGTTGATGAAGTGGAGGCGTTGGGATGGTTTGCCTGTGGCGGCCACGAACTCTTTTGCGTATTCGGAGTCTGATTCGATTGAGCCGGACACGAATACTCGTCCACCGTTGGCGAGGGTCATGCTGATGTTTTGGTGGTAGTGCCCCATGTAGCAGTCGTCGAAGTCTCCGATGACTCCTGATGCCCAGGCGTTGACTTTGCGCATGATGCCGAACGCTGGGACGTTGCCACCGAAGCTCTTGATTTCGTCGCCGTGGACGAGGAGTACCCGATAGTTGCCGACGGAGAACTGTTGGTACCAGGCGTCGGAATGTTGCCAGATGACGGGAAGGTCGTGGCATCGGTCTTGGGCAATCTTGTAGGCCATACGGTCAGCGTTGTCACCTGCGTAGGTGCCGTCACCATACCGACCCAACCTCCCGTGATTACCCCATTCGCATACGACCCGTAGGGGTTTGGCGAAGTTGGCTTGGAGGGTGCGCACCATGCGTTCAATGAGTCGAGCGGTCTCAAAGAGCTGCTCAAACAGGTGGGCTTCAATCTCCCAAACTTGTGACGCAAATACGTTCCCGCCACCCTCAACCATGTCCCCACCCAACATCAACACGCATTCGTCTACCGGGTGGTCTTTGCGTTGGATGTCGGTGAGGGAGATGACTTTGTCGGTGAACTCTGCGATGCGACGATCCGCCACCGCAATGTTGTACGACGCAGTCTTCTTACCTAACTGCCAGTCGGTTGCGTGAACTAACGCAACCTCATGTCCTTTGCGTCGTTTATCCACGGCAGGTCGCTTGACAGCGAGTCCACGCCCAGATCCCTTAGCCGCCTCATAGGCTGCCTGGTAGATGGCTTGGACGAGGTCGTCGGTTCGTCGTTTGTTTCGGGCTGCCTCTCCCTGTGCTTTTTTGAGGAGTCGTTGAAGTTCGTCAATTTGTGATTGTTCTTCATAGGCGGTCATGATTCCTGAATCTCCCCACGCATACGAGCCAACGCCGTATACGAGATAGAGAACCCTTTGGATTTGAGAACCCTGTGGATAACTGAGGTGTTGAGTGCCAAATCTCGGCACGCTTTCTCAAAGTCCTTCCACCCTGAATCACCAAGAAACTCACGCAGCCGTCCGTCGGCCTTATTAGCGTTAGGACGCTTTGCGGCTTCCTGTTTTATTGCGTCGAGGAACTCTCCCATTAGTGGCCTCCTTGAAGTGCCATTCGATGTGTGAGTCCACCTTACCTTCCACCCGTTCCATCGTGTGCGATACCTGCTTCAACGCATCCATCACCACCGCATGATCCCTGTGATTCTCCTGCCGGAACTGTTGAATGAGCACTACCAGAACTGACCCCACCGCAGCGACAGCTGCCGCTATGACGAGCGCCCAGCCTTGGTCAAGCATTGTCGTCGGCTGGCTTGTTCGCCAACCATTCCTTCACAGCTTCAGGAACATTGTCACCACACACCATACGCAAATGCCACGGCTCACTTTGCAACTCCCACGAGAATCCGAACCGATGAGCGTTCGCCAGCAACCAGTCCAACCGTTTCCCTGAAGCATTCGCAATGTCGATGGCGATACCCCAGTTGTGATTAGATGTACCCGGTACGGCCATCGGAGCCATGCCCTTCTTCAGGTACCACGCTTTTCCTTTGTAAATCCGTGGCTGCTGCTTCATCAACTTCTTGTTCGGCTTATCGGTGTAACGCTGATAGAAGCCATACTCCTGAGTTTCCAAACTGCGATACGTATCAGCCTGCGACGTTGGGGCGAGGTCAATACCTGCTGCGTTGGCTGCCGCATCCATAGCCTCATAACAGTCGGCTGCGAGACGATGCAATCTTCCCTTTCCCTCAATGGGGCGTAGCAGGTTGGCAGGAATCTCTCCTGCCTTGCATCCCTTCAGATCCGAAGGGAGAACGACCTTGACGATGGGGAACTGTTTTGCCATTACTTCTTGCCGTTGCTGAACGCTTCTTTGATTTCGTCGCTGGTGAGTTCACCGTCGGTTGATGCTGAGGCAAGTTTTTGGACGACTTCGAGGACGGCCATTGCGCCTGCCAAGATGGCGGCTTTGCTGACTGACACTCCGATGACGGCTCCACCGGTGACGGCTGGGAGGGCTCGTGCCAGGAACAGGGAGAAGAGCCGTTGGCCTAGGTCAAGGAATCGTGCGATGGTTGCGTTCTGTTTGATACCCATGTCAGTTGTCATCTCCGTCTCCCTGTGTTGCTGTTCCTGCCAAGTGTAGTGCCAGTGAAAGGAACGTGAAGAAGAGCGCCCAGTTTTGGATGGGTCCTGAGAGGGTCATGATGGTGATTGCTGACGCTCCGAGGGTGAAGCCGAGCGCCAAGATTTCATGCCCTATTTTCTTGAACATTTCTAATTCCGTCTACGCAGGCTTGTTCCGACTGCCACAAGTGTAGAAGAGACGGCAACCAATGTTCTACGTTCGTCAACGGGAATCGTTGAGCCGATCATCACATACGAATCGAACAGTCCGGTGAACACGTTGATGGCTGCCTCGAATGCTTCACGAACTTTCTTCGGTGCTTCTTGCACCGCGTCCACGATTGCTTCACCTTGCTCGGCAGTCAACTCCTCAACGACGACCGCTTCAAAGATTGCTTCGGCCTGCTCCTCGGTGACGACTGCCAAGACTTCTGAGGTCGTGGCAAGTTGTGTGGCTTGTTCGGTGGTCGGGGTCGTGGCAAGGATTTGTTCTACGGCTTCCACGATCTGCTCAGGTTCGAGGATGGCGACGTCGGCGAGTAGCTCTTCTACGAACTCATCTACTTCTTCTTCGGTGCTAGTTTCGGGCAATGCTTCTGTCTCTGGCTGCTCTGGTTCTGATGGCTCCGGCAGCGTTGTGGTTGTGGGTGCTGGCTCGGTGGTTGTTGATTGAGGAGGCACAGTTACAGATGGCAGAGTTGTCTCAACAACTGGATCGGGAGTCTGGGTTGTTGTAGTTGTCTCCGGTTCTGGTTCGGAGGTTGTGGTTGTTGGCTCGGGTTCGGTGGTCGTGGTTGTTGGCTCGGGTTCGGTGGTCGTGGTTGTGGTTGGTTCGGGTTCGGGTTGGGTGGTGCTGGTGACGGGTGGCGTGTAGACCGTCGTTGTTGTGGTGGTGAGTTCTGTGGTGGTGGTTGATTCGATGGTGGTGGTGACTGGTTCAGTTGTTGTGGTTGTGGGTTGAGTTGTTGTGGTGACGGCTTCGGTTGTGGTTGTTGGTAGTTCGGTGGTGCTGGTTGGTGGGGTGTTGTTGCGGGTGAATGCTTCGTCGGGGACGATGGCCCAGCCGGTGTTGTTGATGTTCCAGGCGAGCATGTAGCAGGTTCCGCCACCCCACTCAAAGAACCAGCCGTCCAAGGGTTGTGAACCTGGCTCGATGTTGAGGGTGATTTGTTGGCTCCATTGGCAGCCTTTGATGTTCCATGTGCCGAACTCTGTTCCGGCGATGTTGACGGTGCCGCCGTCGTCGGCTGCAACCATGAACTGAATCGTCTCATGTTCAGGCATGGTGATGAACCCTGTGTAGTGAACCATGAAGAAGTCATAGCCGCAGTCTTGGAATGGTTCGCCGTTGAAGTTGCGGTTGATGTTGTTCTCCACCTCCGATCCGCACACCGGATAGAGGTCATCGGTTCGTTGAGGTATGCCTGTCGGCTGGAAGGTGTAGCCGATGGCGTTGAGACCGGGCTGTGGTTCAGCTTGCGCCTGGATAGGCCATAACGCAAACACAATGGCGGGAAGCGCAATCAGCGCCCGTTTCATTCCTCGACAGGAGGCGCTACGAATTCGTCCAACTCGGCATCGTAAGTGTCACCAATGCCTGCGTATTTGCCTCGGAAGTTGGCATGGTACGAAGTTTGTTTCCAAGTGCCACCGATAAGTCCCGACAAGAAGCCAACGCCAAGTGCTTCCACTTCGTTGCCGCTTTCGTCAGTGATGAACTCGTTAGCAAGTACGACCACCTGTGTCACTTTATTGTTGTCGTCAAGTTGCGCAAAATGAGCCATGTCTACACAATCCTTAGTACGCCAGTAGATGTGAAAGTCCAAACAGTGTATGAACCGCTAGTTGCGCTCGTTCCATTAGTTCCAGTTATGGTCAGTCCAGATGCGGCTGCGGTAAGATAACGAATGATCACTACTCCGCTGCCTCCATTTCCGCCACGCTGACCGTCATCACCTGCACCACCGCCACCACCAGTGTTGGCAGTTCCATTGACGCCTGGACCGCCAGTGCCACCGCCGTTACCACCACCACCTGTTCCACCTAAACCGAAACCACCAATACCACGAGTACCACCACCGCCGCCGCCACGAGTGACAGAAGTTCCTGTAATGTCGTTTGCTGTTCCGTTACCACCGTTTGATGCAGATGTGTCAGTTCCATCGCCACCTTTGCCTCCAGTAGCAGTTGTGCCAATACCACCTGCGCCACCTGTCGTGGTTGTGCCAACACTTCCTGCTGGTGCTTGTATGTCAAAGAAGCGACTTTCGGTTCCAGATGTTCCTGTTCCAGTTGTTCCCGAACCGCCAGCACCAACAATTACGCCCAGCGTTCCTTTGGTTGTAATTCTTTGAGTAGTGCGTGTCTGACCACCACCACCGCCACCACCGTTGTAAGAACCGTCGTTTCCGTATCCTGCACCACCACCGCCAACTGCAAGCGCTTCAACTTCTATAACTGTGCCTGCGCCACCGCGAAAAAAGATTGCTGCTGACGCACTGGTGAAATAAACGACCCCGCCCTCCCATTGCGCCAATGTCGGTGCCGTACCGGCAGAAGAGTTCAGAGTAAGACCAGCTCCAGAGACAACGCTGATTGTGCCAGAACCAATCGAATGCAACCACACAGCATCACCAGCATTGAACGTGCTGTTCGGAACGGTGACCGTTCCCGCTGATCCCATGTTCATCACTTCTCGTGTGCCTTTGTCAGCAGCTTGCAACGTGTAGTTCGCTGTCTGAGTCGTGACCGACATGTTGAAGTCGTTGGTTTGCAGGTCATTCATCTGTTGTGCAGTGAGCACCTGCCCAGAGGTGAAAGTTTGTTTGGCCATACGGGTTCCTATGCTAGCCCAACAGTTGTGTCGTCAAGTTCGCTGGTGTCAAGAATGAATTGGGTGAGGAGTTGGGCTTGACCGAGGCCGAGTCTGATGCGATGGAATCCTGGTGTGATGTCATGACTTAGGTTCTCGATGTACATCGTTTTGGTGACGGTGCCTGGTGCGCCTTGTTGGTAGGTTTTGCTGATTTCTACGAGGTCGCCGATGTCGAGGATGGAGACGGCTTGGCCGTTGCTGGCGCTGAGTCCGTTGACGAGGATGCTCATTTCGTTGAAGCGGACGACGGGGTCTTTGTATTTGGCGAGGAGGTTGGCAGCGAGGGTGTCGCCTGCTGCTTGGGTGTTGAGTGGGACGTCGGAGAGGCTGAGTGTGTTGACGCCGAATTCGGTGGTGCTGGTGGTGTCGACTGCGGTAGAGACGGCGAAGCCTTGGACTCCGACTTGGATTCGGTTGTAGAGGGTTTCTGCGCCGTAGCCGACGGAGAGTTCTTGGTAGGGGATGACGGTTCCGGCTGGGGTGTCGGAGAATTGGATGTCTGCCGTGTCAAAGGTTGTGGTGATGCGTGGTTGGAAGACTGCTGTGCCGCCACGATCTACGAAGAACCGTCCGTCTTCTGCGAGCATGACTGCGTCGATGGCTGATTTGACGTTGTCGTTGGCTTCGTAGGCGACGGTGCCAACGGTGGCCACCCCGGTGCCGATGCTTCTGGTGGCAGTTGAGTAGGCCACTTCTGGGCGGTCAAGGATGGCGGTGACTCGGGCGGAGGTGAGTTGGCTGGATGGGTTGAAGGCGGTGAGGTTGGTGCGGCCTAGGGCGGAGAGGTCGTCGACGCAGGTGATGATGGCGAAGCTGTTGTCTGGTTGCTGGTAGTCGATGTCAAGGTCGTTGACTCGTCCAACGAAGAGGGGTTCTTGTCCGGCTGTGCCTGCATAGATTTGGACGAAGCGTCGTGGGGCGATGCCGTAGCCGTCTTGAACGTAGGGGGATGCGGTGTTTGCCGGGTCGAATGCTCGACCTGATGCTTTGTCGTCGAGGACGATGGTGGCTTGTCCAACGCCCATCGTGTCGAGTTGGCTGGCTCGACCTCGACGGATGGAGACGCTGGTGACGTATTCGGTGACGTCAGCGAAATCGGTTGAACCGTCCAATGTGTCAGGGCCGTTGAGTGTGGATGAGTCCAGGGTGAACGCATCTTGCAACAACCCAGTGTCCATCAACACCTTGTATGTTTGACCCCAAATCGCCGTTTTTGCCATCGGCTACACCATGAAATTCAGAGGGCCGTTGACTCGTTCATAGTCCCGCAAATACTGATAAATCTCCTCACCAACCTGAGCACCGTTCAACACACCCGACTGAACAATGATGTTGATTGGACTGCTACTACCACCCGCAACACCAGCACCAGTCGCAAACGGTTGAGGCGTCACCGCAGCAGGCACCGCAGGAATCAAACCCTCAGCAGGACGATTCGTCGCAATCTTCGGGAACTTCTTGGCAGCGTCAGCCAACTCAGCCAACGCTGTGGTGTAATCCTCCAACGCCGAAGTCTGAGCCTTGATAGAAGCAGTCAACTCATCATTCGCCAAAGTCTGCTGACGTTGAGCCATCTCCACGGCTTTCTGCAACGGCAACAACTCCTCATCACCCTCACGCAACCCGTCAGTCGCAATACGCAGATTCCGTCGAGCCTCAGCCAACCCGTTCGCAGTTTCAATCTGACGATCCTCAGAATCGGCAACATTGAACTTTGCCTCAGCCAAGTCAATTTCGGCACGACGAATCTCATCCG